CACGGACGACACCAGAAAGAAGCTTGAGAAGAAAGCAGACGGTGCAACCAACTTGCTTATGCCCTGGGGCAAGCAAGACATCATCGGAACCCGATATTTTACGGACGACTATTACGGGAAGATGTTGGAGAAGCACGAAGAAAATCCAGACAAGTTCCCATTGAAGTTTTTCAAAAGAGCTTGCTGGGTTGTGAAGCCTGAGTTCAAAGAAGTTGAGCAAACTGGTTTGCTCAATCTCAAAGAGTATATGGTGGACTTAACCTTCCCGGAGCACGAGCCCTGGAAAGATTTAGTCTCTTACCTAAGCAAGGACGAGAAGGGCTTCAGATGTCAGAAGCTCAACGAGCCCGCTTGGGGCACCATCGACCTTCCAAGTTTCCCGGAGCCTTTGTTAAGGGCGCACCGCATTCATTCAGACGCCGCTTGGGTTCTTCCCAGCGACATGATTGTAGCGGCACTGGATACAGCCCGTGAAGCCAAGAAGAATTCGGACTATACTGCAATCGTCATTGCGAAGATTTATCAGAAGCAAAACGGTATCGTCAGCATGGTCATTCTGCATGTGGAATACGGGCGATGGACGCAAACGGATATCGCTATTCAAGTTGCTAAGCAACACAATATCTGGAAGCCAGCAAAATGGGTAGCAGAAGATACCGGTGGACTAGAACTTCTCAGAACGAAGATTATTAACGTCGCGAGAGAAAGTTTCGGTCTATGGCCGGACATCAACTGGTTCCTACCGGATAACAAAGAGAACGCCAAAAGAAATCGCATTAAAGGAATTGAAGTCCTACTTCGCTCGGACCGACTGGACTTTGTGGAAGCCGCATGGAACATGGAGACATTCCAACAGTTCATGGACTACACAGGACAGAAGAGTACCAAGACAAAGAAGGATGATATTCCAGATGCAATCTCCTTTTTGACCAGCAGATTTCTTCCTAGCAGTATACCTTTGACACCGAAGGAACAGGAAGCCAAGGCTGTAGCTGACCAAGTTTCGTACACGCGAAATCTTATTAAGGCGCAGCACGAAAGAATATTCGGAATCAACCCCGGCGGTTCCGGCGTCCAATTTGTTTTCCCAACGCCAGAAGTCCCACAAGCGCCATCGTCGGCTATCGGAAGTATAGCCAAAAAGCTCTTCGGCGGAAACGGCATGAGAGCTAGATAATAGGAGAAGGAATGTCGGAACCGCTAAACCAGCACGCAGCGCAGACGCTCGAAAAGCTCTATGTTGACCCTGCTGGGCAGATATCATCTACAGACATGCACAAGGACCCGGATACGGGCGCGTACATGTACGATGATAAGGCAGCTTTGAAACTTGTTGTCGATGACGCAGCGCAGGCGGACAACTACGCGAACATCAATCAATGGGCGAGCGGTTGGACACAGGCCGACGTTATTCTTCAGAGTCCTCAACAGACATCTGCGTTTGATGGCGGGAACATAGCGCAAGCTAACGTTCCGAAGTTTACACTATCCAACCACATGAGCGCTATCGTTCCTAAGGTCCTAGAGGGTTTGTTCTATGAAGACCCTCCCTTCCTTCTTCGCCCGCGCCCGGGAACGCAGCCAGCAGTAACACGCGCCAAGACATCTTTGTTTTCTGCGCAGCTATGGGACATGAAATTCAGAATCCAGATAGAACGTGGTCTGGACCAGATGGCCCTTCTCGGCACCACAGTTTTCAAGTGGGGTTACCTGGAGCACGACAAGAAAGTTAAGAAAGCTCGTCGTAAGGCCGACCCAGTAACACTCAATACCACGACCCCCACGGACCCTATAGACACGCCGGACTCAGATGACTTCGAGATGTACACGGAGACAGTCAAAGTTTCCCGTCCGTGGATTAAGGCTACTGACATTCGCACGGTCCTAGTAGAGACCGGTTGCCGCGTTGGAGACATTCGCGAGGCAAAATGGGTCATCTACAGAGACTTTGCTACGTATGATGATTTGAACCATCTTCGTACTCTTCCAGGATATAACATTCCTGATGAAGCGACTCTGCGCTCTTTGTTCTTGTCCGACCCTAGTTCGGGTTCAGACAATATTTCCATGACCATCCCAGAAGGGATGCGTGGTTACTTGCAGCACGCTCTACCGCGTAACTTCCGTATATCAGCAGACAAGCTGCAGAATGGATTGGAAATTCTTGAGCGATGGGACACGGATAAAGTCATCGTGGTTCTATCCTTCAACGGTCAACACGTTTTACTTCGTAACGAAGCCAACCCATACGGTAAGATTCCGTTTTATAGCGCAAACTGGAGAAACATTCCAGACAGCTTCTACGGACAGGGTCTCGGCCAGCTAATCGGCGCAGAGCAAATCGTTGAACAAGGGGTAACGAACTTAGCACTTGATTTACTTGCATACGGTTTGCAGCCAACAGCCGTTCGTAAGAAGGGCTTCAACGTTCCCACTCAGCAAACGAAATGGAAGCAGGGCGGCATCATCGACGTTGATGATGACGTAGACAAAGCATTCAGATTCCTTGAAATGCCTAAAGTTCCTTCCGAGGCTTGGACGTTCATCAACCAGGCTCAGCAGGCCGCAGCGGCCACATCAGGCGCAAACGAAATCGTAGGCCAGGGCGGCACCACAGGCGGTGGCCGTGGCACTGGCATGCGTTCGGGCACCGGAGCAGCAGCCGTTGTACAGGCCAACGCTAGCCGACTTGACGGCCCGACCGGACGCTTGGTAGACCAGGTTTTCGAACCTTGGTTGTACCAGATGGATGAGTTGAATAACGAGCTTCTTCCCACTTCTGTTCTTCGTAGAATTCTAGGCGAAGAGGAAGGCAACGCGTACGAGGGAGACCACATCGAGTTTCGTAATGCGAAATTCGAATATGAAGTTCTTGCGGGAGCACATCTTGGAGCCAAGAAAGAAATGGCCCAGGCACTTCCCATCATCATTCAACTTCTAAACAACCCGACGTTCGTTAAGAACGTTAATGACGCTCACTGGCAATTCGACGCAGTCGCTATCTTCAAGGCATTCACGGACGCGGCAGGCTGGAAGTTCAGCCAAGACTTCCTACGTGAAATGAACCCTGACGAAGTGAAGCGTTACGAACAGAACAGTCCGGCAGCTTTGCAAGCAGCGCAAGCAAAGTCCGCGCAGGCAGCGTCACAACAGAAGTTCCAACAGGACCAGCAAATCGAGGACCAGAAGCAGCTTGGTAAGGCAGGAGCAGAAGTTCTTCGCTCAGCAACCGAGCACAGCTTGTCTTCGGAAGATACGGGAGTGCCGGGCAATCAAGGCTTCGGTTCTGAAGTTTCCGTATAAAGAAAGGACAATATGAAAGGACAACAGCCGTTGTTAGCAGATACATTAACCGATACTCAGCGAGCGCTATTAGCTTCCCTGCAGCAACATCCAGGATATCCAGTCTTGGAGTTGCTGCACATGGAAGCATGTAAGCGAGCAACGGAAGATGTTATCCGAGTGAATCCCGAGGAAGAGAACGCTATCCGAAAGGTAGAAGTCCGACAACTCAGGGCACGTGAACGTAATGAATTTTCCCTTCTAATCTTAAAATCCATTCAGTGGCACGTAGATGCTGCCGCTGCCGTGGGACCTAAGAAAGAAGAGGAGCCGGAACAGAATCGAATATTAAGGAGTATGCCGAAATGAGCACGGAACAAGTAGCACCACTAACACCAGAGACCCTCACGTTTGCGCACATTAAGGCGTGGACCGGGGACGAGATGAAGAAGTACATGGCCGGTCCTTTACGACAGGCTATCTACGATGTGATTAAAACTCAATCTCTGGAGCAAGTCGAGGCCGCCGCTGCAGAACAAACAGCACGTGACCAAGCAGCAGCGCCCCAGCCAACGGCGGAAGAACAGCAAGCAACGGCAGATGCAGAAGCAGCGCGAATTGCTGCTGAGCAAGCTGAAGCAGCCCGCGTGGCCGCAGCCGCAGCGCCCAAGAAAATCGTTCTGGACTACCAAGTAAAAGACGAAGACGGTAACGCGCTCGGTCGTCCGACGCACTTGGAAGCAACGTCTAACGAAGAAATGATTGAGAAGATGAAGGAAGCGCACGTGCAAGCGACTCGCGCCTTTCATCGTTTGAAGAGACAGAAAGTTACGATTCAGCAGTCTCAGCCAGCAACCCCGGTCGCTCCGTCTATGACAGACGCCGAGCTAATCGAAGCAGCTAAGGATTTGAAGTCGGATGACCCGGCTAAAATCGTTGAGGCTCACAGAAAAATTGCAAAGGTTGAAATCGATAAGCAAGAAGCAAATGCTGCCGAGCTTCGCCGTCAGGAGCGGGTAAGCCAAGAATTCCTTGCGAACCACAAACACGATTTTAATAATTGCGAAGCGAACGTTAACATGGTAGCGGGGTACTTCAATGAACATAAGCTACCATGGACAGCGGCCAATCTAGAAGTCGCTTTCGAGGAATTGGAATCAAAGCTGGCACCCGTTGTGCCAGTCGCGCCTGTACCCCCGGCTAATCCGGCTCCAGTCGCTCCAACACCAACAGCAGCGCCGGTTGTGCAACCGGTGGTGACTGTTCCGGCACCAGCAGCAGCCCTTAATCCGGCACCTGCCGCTCCACGACCGGGAGTCAATGGTGGAATCGTCCCAGGACAGAACTCCGGTTCACGTCCAGCGGCGACGCCTCAAGGACTCACAATGGCAGAAATCCATTCATGGGATGGACCGACAATGCGCAATAAGATGCGTAATCCGCAGCTTAGAGCCGACATAGAACGAGTCATTGCCGAGAACCAGACCGGAAAGAGAAAGTAAACCAGCAACCAGCACTATAGGAGTCTACCAACATGGCAGGCTCTCCCAATCCGTCAGTAGCCAACGTAGGAAATATCCTTACCGCGCAGAGTATTCTGTTCGATAAGGAACTAATTCCTAACTTGAAGGGCGAAACGGATGCTTTCGTAGTAGCAGCAGAGCGTAGAGTACAACCGAACAACAGCGGTATCAACCGTCAGTTCTTCCAGTACGATACGCTAACAGGCGACACAACCCAGGCTGGAGACGGCGTGGTTGGTTCACCTGAATTCGTTGGCCAGATTTCTGCGCCAGCACAGCTTGGAGAGTGGAACAACTATACGAACTTCAGTTCGTTCGTTATTGCTTCTGCACTTGACGACTTAGTAGGCAACAGTGCTATTGAGTTGGGATATCAGGCTGGTCAGAGCATTTCCGAGTTGTACAGCGCCGTAGCAGACTCTGCAGGCTTGGCAGCAGTTGACACCCAAGTTAACCAGAGCGCCTTGCTAGCAGCACCGTACACCATCGATTTGGGAACAATCCGTGAATTGAAGCAGCAGCTTGTTTCAAAGAACGTTTTGCCGAATCGTGGTGGAAAGTTCTCGGGCGTTGTATCATCTAACGTTCTAGGCGATATCTTCAACGCAACGACAGTTAACAACTCAATCGTTGATTTGTGGAAGCTTGGTAACATCGAGAAGTTCGACAGAATCGCTGGCTCAGGTCAGAAGGATGACATCGAACTACCGGGTACCAACA